CTGCCCATATAGGCTTGGTTTGCTGCTGTGCGGATGCCGACGCCTTGCTGCGCAACATTGCTGGCAAAAGTGCGGCGTTCGTTTTCCCTGGCGGTGGCGAATCGGTCGCGGTTGAGAAGCTCGGCTGCCATGGCGGATTGGCCGAGGCCGAGGCCACGGGCGGATGAGGCGGCGCGGGAGGATTGGATGGCGTCGCGGCTCTGCTCGGCTGAGAGGGAGCGGCCGAGGGCGAGGTCGTTTGCGGCTTGGCCTTCCAGTTGGCCGAGGAGCCCATTGCCTCGGGCTTCATTCATAAGGCCGCGCTCTGCGGCGCTGGCGCGGATGTTGTTAGAAGATACACTATCGACCGGTCCGGCCTGTGCGGCGCGTATGCGCTGGGCTTGGATTTGATCGGCGTTGTAGCCTGCAGGGCCTTGCACATCGTTGACTTGCCCGAGGCGGGCGTAGTCCATCTGGCCCACATCGGCTACGCGGGAGCCGGTTACTTGGTCGGCGGCGACATTCTGAGAGGAAATCTGGTCGGGCCGGTAGAGTTGGCCCATCGCCAGTTGGTTCAGCCGGGCTTGGGCAGGGTCGTTGTAGGCTGCTACGCGGTCGGCGACTTGGCCGACTTGGCTGTAGCTCTGTCCAAGCTGGGCGGAGGATGTTCCGGCATCTCGGATGTTTTGGTTGGCTGCGGCCGTGTATGTGCTGTCTTGTAGTTTCTTGGCGATGTCGCCGGTGTTTTCGATGGCTTGGTCGCTGAGTCGGCCAGCGGTATCCACGGCGGTATTGGCCTGCGCCTGAGCATTTGCTTGGGCGTAGCCGGAGATGGCAGCCATCTCTTCAGCGAGGCTGCGAGGCTGCGGGGTTGGCGGGGCGCTCATACCGCCCATGCCCATGCCGCCGGTGGACATTCCTCCGCCGGACATTGCTGCACTCATGGCGGGTGCACTCATTGCTGCACTCATCGCGGGGGCTGCGCTCATCGCGCCAGCGCCGCCTCCGCCGCCGGACATTGCCCCTCCTCCGCCGCTGTTGCTCATGTTCATTGCCATAGGATTATTCCTTTTCTAAGAAGTGCTTGGCGTTTTCTGCGCCGTAGTTGAGGGTGATCTCTTCGCCTGCGGCGATGTCGCGTAGGGCGTAGTGCCGCACCAGTTCATTCACCTGGTCGATCTCGTGGCTGGCGTTGGGGGTGTCGTGGTGGTTGTAGAGGGGAGCGAGGCCGAAGCCGAGGATGCTTGTGGAGTCGTCGAGGTAGTAGCTGTAGGTCTCGCAGGCGGGGGCTTTGGCGAGTTGCTTCTTCGGCACGCAGGCGTAGGGAGCTTCCTCGAGCACTTCGTGCTTGGCGATGGGGGCCGTGGCGAAGACACCCCACCGGTGCAAAGGGGAGCGGCGCACGGCGAGCTTGGTCGCGTGGTAGGGCTCTGGGCGGAGCATGGTGGGGGCGGGGGTCATAGGGATTCGAGGGAGGCGACGCGGGCGGCTAGTTCTTGGACGGCGGCGACGAGGAGCGGGACGAGTTTGCTTTGGTCAATGCCTTGGTAGATTGGCTTGCCGTCAGAATCGACTTCATCTTTGGTGCCGGTGACTGATTCGGGCACAACGGATTGCGCTTCGTGGGCAAGGAAGCCGTCTATTTTAGATGCGGCAGGGTCGGTCAGCCAGTTAAACCGGCGGACGGGTATTTGTAACAAGCGAGCTACGGCGTCTGTCAGTGGCTCTATGTTGGTTTTGAGGCGATAATCGGAGGACGTGTTGTAGGAAACAGAATTACCTGTACCTTTTACAATAGAGCCAGCTGCTTGATAGTTGTCGCCCCAAAAAACCATAAAACTATTTGGGAAAGTATCGTTTTCATTTACGCCTACTCTAAATCCATTTATTGTTCCGAATGATCCTTTTTGGGCACTAATAGCTCCACCGCTGTCTCGGGCGACGATAGTGTTAGCCGTGTTGGCGCTGGTGGCAGTAGTGCGGGCATTAGCGAGAGTTCCCGCAGTTATGTCGCTGGCTTGGTGCGTGTGCGTAGTCGGCGTCCTTGCATCCGACAGGCGGAAGTCGTTTGTGATGACCGCAGTGCCGGTGATGGCGCTCGGTGCAATACCCGTGGCTGGCGCATAGCTTCCAAGTGGTTGTTTGCCTGCTAGCTCGCTTGTGAGATTGGTCACCGCAGATTGCGCCACTTTGTTGGCCGTAGTAATTTGTGCAAGTTTGGTGTCGGCGATGGCAGCACTGGCAGAAATGTCGGCGTTGACAATGTTGATGACGGTGGCGGCTTCCACCAACGAGTGGAGGCTGCCAGGGGTAACAAGTTCGCCGTCTCTGAAGGTTTTGCCTTTATTAAGAGTTGCCATATTTAGTTGAGGGTGCGGGTTTCGGTGGGGTCGAGAGGGGAGCGAGTGGCTTCGGCGCTGATTTGACGCAATATGGGGCGGCCGCTTTGCGTTGCAAAACGGAGGTCGAGCCCGGTGGCTTTACAGCGCAGGGGGGCTTTGAGCGTGTAATCCTCCTCGTCGCCGGTGGTGTTCTCCAGGGAGGCGACTTGAAAATCAGCATCGTAGTCAGTCGTTATGGCATCAAGCGTGCAAGCGGAGGCGTCTGGTAGGAGCACGCTGGCCTTAGCGCGGGTCAGGCGCTTTGTGTTGAGGCTCCCCCACCCGTAGCGGCGAGTGATGAGTTCGGCTTGGATTTCGGTGTAGAGGTTTTGCGCGTTGGCGAATGGCACTTCGTCGCCGTAGTCGAGCTCATCAAGGAGAAAGAGTGTGCCTGCGCGGCTGGCAACAAAGAGGCGGCGCTGGCTGTCGTAAGTGGCGACCAGTAGCTCGTCAAGGTTAATAGCGTAGGTATCGCGGCTCTCCCATTGCTGGTTTAGAGCGTTCCAAAGGAAAAGAGTATTGTTGGCCGTGGCGTTCTCACCGATGGGCACGGCGAGGTAATAGCGATTGTTCCACCAACGGCCTACGGCAAGGTATGCGTAGTCGCTACTAATTTCGTCGATCTGGTCGGCAATGGAGTCCGAGAGAGGCTGGGTGTTGGCCCGGAGCTTGAGGTCGAGCTGGGTGTCGAGGCGGTAAACTCCGGCGTCAGAAAGAAAGAAAACAAATTGCCCAGCCGTCTGGATCGAGCGGCGGGCTACGCATCCGATCTCGTCGGTGAGGAGCGTGAGGCGGGAAACGGCGGAGTCCACCGTAAAGGTGTCGCCTGTTGCATTACTGGTGTCAGTGAGGTTGGCAAGCCAGATGCTATTACGCATAAAAACCAGCGCTTGGCCTTCGACCCATGGGTGAATGGCGACGAGGTAGTCGTTGCTTCCCTGGTTAGCGCGGAAGCTCTGAAAAAACGGATCGTAGAGGTCGGGGTCCAGAACATCCGAGATGGCCACGGTGTCTCGGCCGTCGGGGATCCAGAGTCTGTTTCCGATGTAGCTGGCCCAACCGGTGGAGCGCAGGGTTTTAAATGTTACCCCCTCGGCAGGCACGCCTGAGTCGGCGCGGTAGAACCCTGATGAATCAAACCACAAAGGAGCCTTGACGCGGCGGATTGCAATGTCGGCGGCGATATCCGGCAGTGTGCCAGCAGGCACTGAGATGGTAAAAGAATTTGTGGTCGCGGTGAGAATGTCGAACTCATGGCCTTGGAATGCCGCCACATTCCCATACTCGATCCGCACGCGCTGCCCCGCAGCAAGTCCATGGGCGGTAATGAAAACGGTAGCCATGGTGCCAGAGACCGCAATGCCACTTGAGTCGGTGTATTTCCAATCGTAGGCCGGGAGCGTCATGTCTGCTTTGCGCAGGAGGTAAAAACGATTAAATGCCTGGAGCGTCGAGACGCTATCCGTGGGCTCGATAATTTCCCCAGACGGATAGTTGATCTCCTCGATAGGCTCGTTCTGCCGGTACAGAAAAGCTGAGGTCGGCCCGCAAAGGACGATGTATTCATTCTCGTCGTCGTAGTTCGGCGAGCTGAAAACGCCCGAGGCAAAGATGCCGCCGCTGTAGATCGTGCGCACGATGGCCTTAGCATTCAGCACGAAGGGCAGAGTTAGCGGTTGCGTGCCTACGGAGATACCATCGCCCAACCGCTTCGCGCCCTTGCGTGTCTGCGCCACGCCTCGGTCAAGTCGCATGTTTTCGGCATACTGGATCATACCCGGTTGCAGTTGCAGCGGGTTCAAGCGGGAGGCCATGCCGAGGAATCCGGCATCGCCTTCGACTATGGTTTGATCGTCGGGCATCTACTTTGATTATAGGGTGAGCGTGTCAAGCATCCCTCGAATGGCGAGGGATGATAATTTTGACTCTCCACGCCATCGGCATCGGGCGGCAATTTCGCTCGGGCGCAGATGTCGATAACGAACGCACGTCTGCCGCACTCGGTCGAGAAGGTGTGCGGGGATGCCAGGGACTGCTTGCGTGGTGGGCGGCTTGGATTTAGCTGGCTGGGTTTTGTCAGAAACCTGCTTGGTTTTCCCTGCCTGTCGGTATCCTGTTTGATATAGAAGTTGGCGACTGCCTTCCTGCCAGTGAGGGAATGTTTGTTTCTCGACCAGGCCTTCTCGGATCGAGGCGGCGAGGATTTTGGCGACTTCGCTTGGCTCGCAATCGAGGTCTGCGGCAATTTCGTCAGTGGTGCTCCAGCCGGGCGGAAGCGAGTTGGATTTTTTGGCTAGGTGTTTCCAGGTGCTCATAGGTAGATGGGGGCTGTCATGGTCCTGCCGCGCTTTTTATCCAGGAGGAAATAGGTCTGCGTGGGGGGCTCGAAGCTCGCCTTGATGCTTAACGCGTAAGCGTTGTAGCCGATGAGGCTGCCGTTGCAGAGCCAGTGCCGGTTCTGCTGGTATTGGTGCCAGTGCCCAAAGAGGTCAAGGTCGGCTCGGTTCGGCGACTTATTCCAGCTTGCGATAGCTTTCTCTGTTGGGATGGTAAGGCCGCCGATGCCGCCTTGAAATTTAAGCCCGTCTCCGTGGTGGAATCGCAGGCGGCGGTCATAGACCGTCATAAAATTAAAATAGCTGTCGGCAATCTGCCATTCGATCTGTTGGTCTCCGTGGAAACGGCCTTCGAGGATGCGATACAACAACCACTCGTAACTATGCGCCGCACCTGTGGCGTGGCGAGTTTTGATCGTCGTGCGGCCATGGTTGCCATAGCTGGTGGGAAGCAAGATTCGCTTGAAGTGCGGCTTGAGCGTAGCGAGGCCGTCTGCCAGCCGGTCTTGCAGCCAGAGGATGACTTGCGTCGGCGTCTTGCTATTCGACTCCGCAAGTTCTTCGTGAATCAAGCCGCTCATCAAATCGCCGCCGAGCCACAAAACGAGATCGTCGATCTTGGCGCCGTGGCGCTCGATCTCGGTGAGGCGGGCTATGGTGGAGAAAAATTTCTCAATGCGGGTCTTGGCGATGGGCAGGCGGTATTCGTTGAGGCCGTTGACCGATGCCGCTTCCACCGTCTCTTCCACATGCCAATCGCTGGCCAGCGCGATGGCGACAGCCTCGGCCTTGTCGTTCATGTTGACCGAGAGCGGCTGCGGCCGGATGCGTGTCTTGCCGAGCGATAGCGCAATGCCGAGTTGCTTCTCCAGCGACTCGACGCTGGCCTGGTATTGAGCGAGCTTGGCCTTGAGCGCATCGACTTCGGTCTTGTGCGCCTTGTCCGCCTGCTCGCGGGCTATTGCTGACCAAGATGTTTTCATACTTCTTCCTCCTCCTCGTCGTCTTCAAAATCATCGCACGGCCACAGCAAATCCTCGCATTCTTGAGCGATGGCTTTGGCCGCATACTCATTCCCGAATTTGAAATCCATGTAGTAGGTCTTTCCGTCTCCCTCCCAACTGACGACACAGATGCCGACATCGAAGTGCTCGGCCAGAATATTGCGAACCTTGAGCAATACCGCCTCGCGGTCTTCGGGAGGTTGGTTTTTGGGTTTTCGGCTCATGCGGTTTTCGGGTGGATTCGGATGAAATTTCGGGCGAGGGATTTGGCTCTCGTCTTGCGCCACACTCCGTCTCCTGTCGCGCTGTCGCGGTCGCCGCGTCCGTTGGTGTTCCCTTCCACCGTGATGAGCTGCGAACCGGTGTCGAATTCCACTATGCCGACATGCGAGAAATCAAAAACAACGAGATCGCCAGGTTGAGCGCGGACATCTTCGGGCAGGATGGTGGTGGTCTTCGGGCGGTTTTTGGACCACCCGAGGAACCCATAGGCCAGCGCAGTCTTGGGACGCCACTCATCGAGCGGGCGGGAGGTATTTAGCCAGCCCAGTACACCAGGCTCGGCAAGCCATTTTGAAATGCACCAGTCCACAAACGCCGCGCACCATGGCCATGAAGCAGGCTTCAAGTCGGTGGCTTTTTGGTAGGTGCGTACAGCCGTGCCGTTGTTGTTGCCGCCCTCTTCTCTCACGCCGATTTGCTCGGCGGCAATCTCGGCGAGCCGGTGAATCATTTGCTGGATGTTGTTTTGGGAAGCTCCGGCAGGGCGTAGCAGAATGTGCCGTAGTCCGTCGTGAGGCAGACTTGTGGGTTGCGCATGCTGGCGCATCCCCCGAGGAGCAGGAGCGCTCCTACGGCAAAGGCGGTTGCAATCAAGCCGGTTACGATCTGGGCGGGAGGGATCATTTTTCCTTTCGGAAGACTTCGATCAAGCCAATCACGGCGGCCACTGCGGCAGCGATGGCGTTGACCTGGGCGGGATCTACTGCGATGCCACCGAGACCGGCCAGAATGGCGAGGCCGCGAAATGTCGAGGGTTCTTTGAGGCGGGCGAGGATGTTATTCATGGGGGTGCTTTTTGTTGCGGAGAATGGCGTAGAGGGAAGCGAGACCGACGAGGCAGCCGATGACAAGCGAGGCCACACGCAGCCACGCTTCCAGTTCCGGCAGCATGGAGAGCGTGATGCCGCTCGCCGTAGCAAGCAGGCCGGTGAAGGAGGCTGTGGCTTGGTGCGTGTCCATTGTTAGCTGAGGGCGGCTGCCAGCTGCGCTCCGGTTGTGCTGACGGTTGAAACCTGCGCGAGGCGGTCTGTGTTGAGCAGATCCGTCTTGGCTTTTATGGCGGTGATGTTGGCCGATGGGATGTCGCCGGTCGCTGCTGGCGATGCGGGAAGGTTGTCGGTCTTAGCCTTGATTGCGGCGATATCCGAGTTGCTTGGCGCTGTGTAGGCGCTGGCGGCAAGGCGGGTGCTCACGGCTGCATCGACTCGAGCAAGTTCGGTGGCGAGCTCGGCGCGGACTGCGCTGGCGGTTGCCGCTGCGGTTGGTGCTGCGCTCGGGGCGGTGTAGCCGGAAGTGGCGAGGCGTGTGCTGGTGGCGACATCTACGCGAGCAAGTTCGGTGGCGAGCTCGGTACGAACTTGGCTGGCAATAGCTGCTGCGGTTGGGACGGTGGGCGCATTCGTAAGCGTGGTGACCGTTCCTCCGGTGATCTCCTTGGTTGCGGCTCCCCACACTGCTGTCGCGTTCTGTGCTGCGGTTGGCGCGGTGCTCGGCGCTGTGTAGCCACTTGTTGCAAGTCGGCTAGAGACCGTTCCGTCAAGATTTTCAACCCCGGCACGACCTAGCACCCATAGCGAGGGGATGTGTTGCGCGTCAACCGTTGAATCAGTTGTTTTGAAAATTGCCGCATACTCTCCCTCTGCTGAATTGTTTGACGACAAGGTGTAGCCATAAAGGCCTCCGCCTATTGCTGTGGCGCTGCCGCCGGTAACAATTTGCGTTCCGCTTGGATTGTAGACATCTACGGTTACGGTTAAACCAGTCGTGCCTGTTTTATTTGCTGTAAAAAAAGCAACAAATTTTACTGAGTTGGATACTTGTTCGATCATGTTAGTTGTTTGTTATTTGTTTGTTTACAAGAAATTCTTGATATTGTTTTTCTGAAATTTCAAGGACATTAGCTTTAATAAACTCATTAGCAATTAATGGCATTGCTGCAATTAAAATATTTCCATTATTGTCAGTAGGGGCTTCATTTGCTGGAGCAAACCATGTTTGTGCGGCGTTTGACGGATAACCAGAAGTTTTATCCATAATTGCTCTAATTGTCTCGTAAGTTACTAAATCAGTTTTGAAATATTTATTCATTTAATATAAAGCCCATTTTGCATTCAAATATGACTCAATAGATTGACGCTGACTTGTTGTTAAAGCCTTATCATAAACTAGTATTTCAGAAACGTCTCCATTTAGAAAAAACGGAAATGATTTGTCCCATGTAGTTGTTCCAATGGACGCAACTAAGGGAGTATTAGTTGTTGCATTAAATGCCGACACATTCAAAGTTTGCTCATTTGCGCCATTTAACAAATACCGAGCCGTGCCTGATCCTAATGGAGCTATGCAAGAGTGAATATTGAAATTATCGGTTCTAGTTATTGAAATTGTTCCAGTTCCTGATCTAGGGTCCCAAGTAAATGAATCAGGAGAGCTAGTAAATCCAAGTTGCGTTAATCTGCTTGCAGTGTTTACATCAAGATTTTTTCCAATACCAAAAATCCAAGTATAGTTTCCGTATATGTTTGATGCAGAATTATTTCTTTTACAAACAATAAACATGCTGTATTGAGAAACAGATGTAAAATTGCTTTGCAACCAATCGTTAGATCCGTCAAATCTTAGTACGTTTTTTCCATTTTTAATTGACGTTTTTAACACTGGTCTTGAATTAGCCGTTGATTGCGTAGCATGCCTGCCATTTCCAGATTTATCTTGCCACCGTGCAACAGCAGATCCATCAGCAGTGACTAAAGAGCCGCCAGACGTTGCATCAAAAATTGTAGAAACATCAGCTGCGTCTAGCCAAAGTTGTAAACCGGATGTGCGCATTGGAATAGGCAATATGCTTCCCAACTTTAGTGGTGATAGTTGTCCGTAAAGTGGTGTGATCACTGGTAAGAAAGGTTTCCCTTGTTCGACCACGCGCCGGTGGCAGATTGCTCCAAAATAACATCGCCTGCGGAGTTGGTGGAAATTTTGTAAATGACCCATGCCGTGGAATCCTCGGCGGGGCCAGTGGCGGGGTAGTCGTCCCAGGCTAGACGGCCGAGATAGAGCTCGGAGGCTGTAGCCGCTGAAAGAAAAAGGTGCGTACCAGGGTCTGGCTGGCCGATTCGAAAGACGGTGCCTGCGGAGTCTTTAGAGTAAAGTTTCCGGTCGGCGGTGTTGAGAGCGAGCTCTCCTACGGCAAGCTGGTTAGCTGCTGGAGCGCGTCCCGATACAGACGAGCGTTTGACTTGAATGGTGGTTGGCATGGGCCAGTGGGTTCTGCGCCGGAGGAATGGACCTCCGACGCAGATTGTGGGTGGGGTTTAGAATGAACCGCCGTCGAAGCTGATGCCGTCGATGCTGCCGCCGGTGATGGCGACGTTGTTAGCATTCTGAGTGGACATCGTGCCGAGGGAGGCTGCCGTGCTCTCGAGGCTCGTGACGCGACCGGAGAGGGCTGAGTCAGCGGAACTACGAGTGGATGCCTCTGCGTCGATGTTGCTTTGCAGGGTGGAGTCCGCTGCGGCACGTGTGGATGCCTCGCTGGTGACAAGACCGGTGACGGTCGTGATAGCAGAAGCCCGTGTCGATGCCTCCGAATTGATGTTGCTTTGCAGCGTGGAATCCGCGCTTGTGCGGGCCGACACTTCGGCTGCGAGGGCAGCGTTGTTGCTGGAGACGTAACCGGCAAAAACCGAGTCATTCTCTACGTCAACGCTGTTGATGAGGGTGACGATTTCCGCGAAGCTGTCTTTGTCAGCCTGGGAAGCAGAGAGGATCGCGTCAACGCGATTCTTCTCGGTCGTGATTTTGGCGTCAAGAGCATTGTCGCCAGAAACGCGGGAGGAAGCTTCCGCTGAAACGGCTGCGGCTCTGTCGCTGATCTCACTTGCCAGATTGGCGGCTACGAGGCTTTCGGCTGCTGTCGCACGTGAAATCTCGCTTGCGAGGTTTGTGGTCAGCGTGCTGTCAGCGGCGATGCGGGCGGATTGCTCGCTCGAAAGCTGGGCGCTGGTGGCGAAGTGGCCTTCACCGGCGATGACGACCGATGTGGTGCCGTTGCCGATGTAAAGTTTGTTGTCAACGAAGCTGTGTGCGAGTTCGCCGAGGGCGAGGCCGGTAGGGGCGCCGGAGGAACCTGTCAAACGGCGTTTGATGCGGAGGGTATTTGCCATGGTATTATTTTATGGAGGGGGTTGTTGTTACTGCGGGGTTAATCCTAAAACTCACCGCCGTCCGAGTCGGCGACGATGGGCGTGTAGGAAAGTGTGCCTGGCTCCCAGCGGTGTGGGACATTGTTGTCGGCTGAAAAATATATGCGCGCCACGACACCGGTGGCAGGAAAGTCGGCGAGAGTCGGGAAGCGCTGCACGTCGTCGAAATCGTCGGGGATCATTGTTCCGCTGATTTGACCCGAGGAGTCGAGTTGCGCGACCTGAGCGGTCGTGCTGATCATGTTTCCGGTGAGAGGGTCGAAGTTGACTTGCGACATGGTTTACGCAAATGGAGGATACTGAATGAAGGAAGATTTAAGCTGGGCGTTGTCGGTCGCGGGAACGCCACCGAAATAGGTCATCCTAATCCGGGCGACTGCGGTTCCGCTAAAGCTGTATTCGGTGTAGTCGGTATTGTTCGTGGCCCCGACTTTAAAGACTTCAAACTTGTCGTAGAGAGGAACGGCGAAACCTGTGGTTACCCGCAGAGCCCCATCAGGAGTGGCTTGCACGGGTTGCACGATGCCCGATGATGAGCGAGCGGCGATCTGAATGGTGGGGTTACTCATATCTAATTTAAGTATAGGGGTGGCGTGTCAATAGGGGTTATTGGAAGCTGGCGGAGTAGCGGCGCACCTCGCCTCGGCGAAGCCAGGCGTCGTCCATGCGTTGTTGCAGGATGCCTTCGGCGCGAGAGAACTGGTAGTTGGCTTTGTCCATCTGGCCGTCCTCCGAAAGCGTCTCAGCGAGCGCGTAGAACTTGAGGTAATCGGCGAGGAAAGCTGGAATGCGGTGGCGTAGCCAGAACTCCTCATTCGTCGGGAAATTGCCAGTCGTGTCAGCGATAGCCTCGTAGCAATCGCCGGTGGTGTTGTAGAAAACGAGGTCGCCCGCTGCGTAAGCCGTGGAGCTATTGAAAGCGGTGCTGGTGAATTTTGGCTGAGGCAGTGAGAACTCCACATACACCGGACCCGAGACATAATTCTTGTCGATGATGACGAGGCTGTCGCCGGTGACGACAAATTCCAATTTCTGCGTCATCGCATACTCGCTTGGCTTGTCGGCGTAAACCGCGACAACGTGCCCGATAGGCGTCTGCCCTGTCTGGATGAGCGGAATGTATGGCAACGCATCTTCGGCAGCTTCGTTGCCGGAATCTTCCACATAGCTTGCCGTAGTGCGGTCGTTCCACGCCACATTCAGCGCGGTGTCGATATTGGAAACCTCGCCGCTTGTCGTCGTGCTTACCCGCTTGATGCGCCACACAAACTCGGAAAATTCGGAGCCCTGCACAGCGCGGCCAATGTAGGAAGTGGTGCCCTGGTAGTCGTGCTCGTAGGTGTAGCCGCCTTCGGAAAAGCCTGTGCCCAGCACAACGCGCTGCTCCGTGTAGTTTGTCTCCGGCCAGTCGAAGAAGGTCCAAGCCGTCGCGGCAGCGGTGGTCAAATACTCCGCCAGCGCTGTGGCTTGAGAAGCCATAAGCGGCTGCGCAGGGTCGATGCCCATGCGGGAAATCACGCCATCGCGGACGGTGCGGTAGGGGGTTACCTTCATTGCGCGCCTCCTTGTTGCAACGCGGGCAGAGTGCCTTGGCGGCCAATCTGGGCGTTTTGCTGTTGCTGGAGCTGGAAATTGAAACCCTTCAAGCGGGCGTCGATCATGTTGCGGAAAATCTCATCCTGCTGGTAGCGCTGCTGCACGGCAGGGTTGGCTTGGATGATGCCTTGGAGGACTTGAGCGCGAAGCTGGTGGTTTTGTCCTTCGGCGGGTAGCTCCGGCTCGGTGCCTGCGGCAATCTTGGTGTAAGCCAGTTGTTCCTCGTTGGCCTCGATAGCGGCGGCAGGGCCTGGGTCGCGCACCAAAATATCGGCGAGGTTTGGATCCACGGCGGCCATGATGAATTTGACAAGTCCGGCGCGGTCGATAACTCCGGCGACATCCATCGGCACGATGGCTTGGCTGATATAATTCAGCTTCACGCCGAGAGCTTCGGCGTCGAGGTTCTTGGCGTCCCAATCCACGATGAGGTCGAACTTGCCCTGAATGCTCTCGCGGTCAGCCTGGAAGGGGAGAGCCTGTCCGCCGGAGACGCGCAGGATTTGCACGGGCAGCATGTATTGCTGCATGAGTTGGTAGGTCTGCGTGACGATGGCTTTGAAATCGCGCAGCCAGCGGTCCACCGTATGCTGTTGGACAAGGGCGGCGTAGTTGGGATCAACTCCCTCGCCTGCCATGCCGAAGTATTCGTTCACATCGCGGCGCACGGCGCGTTCGATCTCGATGGTGCCCTGGTCAAACGGCGGGGGCTGCATCCAACCAAACTCATTTGGTCGGCGTTCGGGGATTTGCACGGCTGGGCCGAGGATGATGTCGAGCTTGCCACGATTGGCAGGCACGCGCATGGGCGGGAGGATGGCGATACCGGCGCGGTCGGTGCGGTAGTCGCGCTGGGTTTTAATCTCCGCCTGCATGGTCGAGACAATCTCAGGGATGCCACGACTTTCTACGAGGCATCGCGTTACACGCTCGCGGGGCAGCTCTATGAAAGGATATTCTCCGTGCGAGTAGGGGGATATTTCCTCCTTGGCAAAGATGTCCACATTGGGGTGCATGACGCGGCACATAACCTTGGTGGCACCGGTCTCCTCATCGGTCTCTTTGCTGTAGACATGCCAGATTTCGATGAGGTCTCGGTAATCTTGGAAAAGGATATTATCGTGCCGATTGTGGTTCTGCTGCATGTAAACCGGCCAAAGGCTTGCGCCTTTATAGTTTTCGGCTTTCTCGTAAAATTCCTCAGGGTAGCCATCGGTAAGCGTGCGTTCCTCCAACTCCTCGCATGTGATCATTTCGCGGCGGGCGACCCACGGCGCACGCTGTAGGTCGTATGTGGCTGTGGGCCAGATCACATCATTGAACGGCTCCAATGCGGTCCACTCGGGCTTGCTTTCAAAAACATAAGGCTCCGTATATTCCACCGTGCCGCCTTCGCGGAGTTTGCGTATATTTGCCGCTGTGCCAGTGCCGGGGGCGAATTGCTCGGCCATCTCGATTGCCACATCCTCTTGCAGCGGATCAAGGATTGCGCCGATAAACATGGCCATCGGCGAGTTCGGGTCGCCCTGCTCTTGAGCCATGAGGATGATGTCTTCGAGGCTCACCGACTTCTGCTCAATACGCGTGCTGGTTTTCCAAAAAACCCCCATCACAGCCAGGCCATAGGTGGCGCGGATATTTAGGGCGATTTCCAGCTCGCGCCGGAGGTCGGAAGCGCAGTGAGTGAAGAGCATCCACTTCAACACGCTCTCAGCGGCCGTGCGCGTCAAGGCGTCGGTGGACTCCACCGGCATCATTTGCAAGCGGGCAGCAAAAGTTGATGTTAGGCAAAGCTGCATCTCACGGTTGCAAACCAAATCCGCAAGGCGTATGCGGCAATCGCTCGAACCTTCCCATGGAAAAACATTCTTTCCGTAATTGGTTGCCCACTTTTTACCGTCAATCGATTGCCCATCCCATAGAGCCATGCGCGTGTCGTAGTTTCGAGCACGCTTTGAGGAAAACCACGAACCATCACGAGAAGCCGTCGTAAGCTGGCCAATCCAGTATTTCGGGTCTCGATCAATCTTGTCGTCGTCGTGCATCATGCGAGGAAAGAGTTTCCAGAGGCCGTTTTTGATGCGGTTACGGCCAGCGCGAAAGGAATAACCAGGGAAAAAAACAATAAAACCCCGCCGCAATGCGTGGACTGGCAAAATGGTAGCAGGCCACGGAATTGAACCGTGTTCCCGAGGGTATGGGCCTCGTGAGTTGCCGTCTCTCTCGCCTGCATTTTAGAAAGTGAAATCATGCCGCTTTGAGGCCCGGCATGAGGAGCATGGTCTTGCCTGTGCCGCCGCACTTGACGACGCACTGGGGGTAGTTCCGCTTGAACCATGGGATGAAGTCTGGGTCGTTCCAGCAACCAGGAAGTTGCCAGTTCCAGAAATGGTAAATCTGAGCGTCGATGGAGAGAGTCAAAGCGCCTACGCCTTCGATGGCACGGAGGTCTTGTTTGGCGTGGTCGGCGGCGATGAGGTGCTGGCGGGCGTCGGCCTGCACAGCTTGGGAGTTCCATGCGGCGAGGAGTTCGTTCTTTACGCCCTCAGCCACTTCGCCAGGGATGTCGCTTAACGCTTCCTTGAGTATTTCCATTGTGAAAAAAGGGGAGCCCCGATTGCCGGTGGCCTGTCCCGAGACGAGGGGCCACCGGCAAGGGCTGGGGGGCGGGATTACGCAGTGGCTGCGAATTTTCCGAGAACCTGCGGGTTGCTCACTGCTACGCCGAAGATGGCGTCGCAGAAGCCACGGCGGCCACCGCCACGGTCTTCAAGCTCTTCCATACGAGGCTTGCGATTGAAGCCGATGGAAACGAGGTCCATATCGAGCACATATCCGCGAGCGGCCGAGACGGCTGCTGCCGCGCCATGGGCGAGGTAGGTGGACACGTGAAGGCTCAAAATTCCGAAGTCACCTTCATAAATATCAATCGTGTTCATGATTTTCTTGTCCTCAACATTGCTGTTGAAGGTGCGGACGCTGGACATGACATTCGTCGAGCCAGTCTGAGTGCGGATGAAGTTTGTGAACGCACGCTTGAGGGCGACGCCGCAAACGAGGTCGTAGTTGCGACGAGCGCGGCGCACGCCGTAGATGGACTGAAGCACGTCGATGACATTGTTCTCAGTGAGAGAAGCCGTGGCAGTCGTGTTGATCGAAGCCGCTGGGGTGCGGAACGCGGCATCCACTGCGGTGGCTGTGTCGGATTGCGCTGTCGAGCTGATCCATGAGCCAACGCCACGGGTCTTGTAGGGAGCTGCGCCGGACTGCACTTGGCTGTCGTTGTCGGAGCCCATGATGGCCTCGATGTCGATCTTCAGCTCAACGATGGCTTTGGCAGCGGATTTGTTGAAAGCCTGCTTGCGGCCAACGCCTGCAAGGTCGGCGACATTCTCAACAAGGTCGTCCACCTGGAACGAACGGCGCACCTTCTGAATGCGGCCACTAAGGAGAACGCGGTTAGCGTGCTCGTCGTCGAAGCTGGTCACGTCATCGTTAGCAAGGACGCCTGCGGTCTGCGGGTCGTTGTAGCGGTCGGCGGGCCATTGGAAGAGCACATTTGTTGGCTCCTTGGCTTTTTTGCACATGGAGAAAAGCGGTGTGTCGCCTGGTTCGATGAGCACCATTGCGTCGGAAAGATCCTCGCGCTGGCCTTTAACTGTAGTGATGGGGGTTGCTGCCATAGTAGTATTTTGGGGGGATTAGGTTTGTGGGTTGGTTAGTTGAAAAGTGAGGCGACGAAATTCTCGGCGGCATCACGGTTGCCAGACTTCTTCAACGCTTCGAGCGGGTCGGCTTTCGTTTTGGTTTTTGGGGCGGCTGAGGGGCTGACAACTTTGGGAGCGACGGCTGGCTTGGCGGCTGCCGGTGCGGCAGGCTTGGCCTTGGCTGTGGCGGCTTTCTTTTGGATCGCCTCGGCTTGCTGGAAGCGGAGGGCTTGTCCACGAATGGCGTCACCGATGATTAGCTCCAGATTCGGTAGCTTGGCGATGCCGGGATACGCTTGCAGCGTAGCCATCATCATTTGCCTGGCCTGGGATTCCTCTTGGAACAACTCGGGGTAAACCTGTCGCGCTTCCTGCTGGAAACTCTCGCGCTGGGCGAGGTAGTTCCGGCGGGCGGGCTCGGCCTTGAGAATCTGGCGAGCTACTCGCAGGCGTTCTTGGAGCTCTTGCTTGGTGAACTTGCGGGTGCTGCCGTCTCCCATAGGCACTTCCACTTCGCCGCCTTCGTAGTCGGCTTTGGCAATGAGATCGGGCACATTGTCGAGCACGGTATTGGCTGCGGCGAGTCGGCTTTCAAGGGCTTCGGCGCTGGTCACATCCGCCAATGGGTCGGCGGCATCTTGGACCACGATAGGCTGGGCGCGAGTGAGCGCATCCTTGGCGGCAGCGAGTTCGGCTTGCAGGCTGGTGGCTTGCTCCTCGGCGCTTTTGGCGCGGGCGGTGAGCTTGTCCACTCGCTTGGCGAGCTTCTTCACGGCGGGGGCTTCGGCAGACTCAGGGTCTTCCTCGGCGGTCTCGTCGGCGTCTTCCTCGGTGGCGTCTTCGTGTTGTTCAGTCGAATCGGACGGATCAGACAAGTCCTCGGTGGACTCGGCGGGATCGGCGTCTTCGGGCTGATCTTCTGGGGTGTTGTCAGTTGGGGTCTCATCCGCGACTGCTTCCTGGTCGGCCTCAGGGGCCGCCGGAGTCTCATCAATGGTCGGGAGCTTGACTCCCAGCGCGTCGATGACTTCGCCGATGCTGAATGCTGTTTCTGTCTGTTCCATGGTTTGTGTTGCGTCCAAGTCGCGGTGTCAGAACTAAGGTGGTTGCCAGCACGCACGGGTTCCACGCACTGGCGGCGAGCAGTTCAGCACTCGCGCTGAGAAATGATATGCCTTCTAAAAATGCAGAGCGGAAGAGGCTCGCGCCGTAATTGACCGAAACCGACAGGAATCGACCGAAATCGACCGAAAAAATTCCAATTATTTCTTGGACTCAAACGCCTCGGCGCGGGTGCGCTCGATCTCTTCGCGCAGGGTGCGAAGGGCTTCCAAGCCGCCTGCGCTGTGGGCGAGCAGGCCGGGGTTCTGTGCGGTTTGCGGCATGCAGGTAATCTCGGCGGCGTCTTCGATGGCGTCGGTTATTTTTGCGATGACGCTGCGAAACCAAAGTTCCTCGGGCGGCACGCACCATGCGGCTTGTAGGTCTTCGGCACTCATCAAAAGGGAATGTCGGGAGACTCCGAGAGCGGCACAGCAACCGGCTCGGCAGCGGAATCCTCGCGTGGCTTCTTCTCCTCAAAGTAGAGCTTGAAATACTTTTCGCCAGAATCGCGGCTCTCGTTCACATACGCGCTGATCCAATACTGGCGGCCCTCAATCGTGCAGGAGCCTTTGTGCGTGGGCTGCGTTTCCTTTTCCTTTTTCTTGTTTCGGCTCAGAGAGCCATGGTTGTCGGTGCGCTTGGTGCTCATGCCAGTTTTTCCAGATCAGTTAAACGATACCAGGCGCGGGTTCCGCGTTTGCGTATCGGTTTGATTATTGAGTTTTCGACAAGCGTTCGGAGCTGTCTTTCCGTTACGCCCAATCGGGCCATGACATCGCGGCGGCGGAGTAATTTCATGCTGGTTCTATTGTGCATGCCGGTGTCAATAGCAGCCGCCTCCTCGGGTGCGCAGCGAGGCAGGGTCTTCGTATTCCACGCCGGAGAGCGTGATGTAGCGCAGTATGTCGATCCAGTCTTTAGTCGCGCCGCGTTTTCCGTCGGCTCCGGTCCAGGTCTTGAGGGCGTAGATGAGGTTTTGGCAACGCTCGCTGATGTAGAGTCGCGGTGAGTTGAGGGCATCCACCGGCGCTTCGTCGTTGTAGGCGAGCCAGTCGTTAATGAGCGTGACGCCTTCGACGATGGCTTGCCCACTGGTGGCGCGGAAGTCGAGACCGATACGGTCGCTGCATTGCTCAATGAGCGTGCGCACGCCCTCCTGCGTCATCGTCGGCGTGTTGCCATAGCGCGAGTCCATCCAACGCTCGGCGGGCTCGGTGCCGTCGGCTTTCTCAGCGGCCTCGATAAGGCGCTTGTAGTCCTCGAAGCCAAACCCCGCACAGGCTTTTTGCGCGGGCCCAGGGCGGCCGTCTTGGAGCTTGCCATCCGCCTCAGCCCAAGGGCCGGGATAGCCGATGCCTTCGATGTATTCGATTTGGTCGGGAAACTCACGGAAGACCCAGCACCGGCCATCCGGCGTGAAACGAATCCACAGCATCGCCCAAGTTTTCCCTTCGCCTGGATCGACAAAATGGAAGACCGTCCCATCCTTCGGAATTCGGTCGTAGGGCACGACATGGACATCTTCGCGGAATTTCGGGAACATCGACATCCGCGCCTTGGTCGGCACGCCGTAGGCACGCATCAGGATGCGCTCGCGGTTGCTGCCGCGTAGCTCCGTCTCCATGGCCTCGGGGTTTCCGTAGGGGTTGTCCGAGGTGTGGAAATAAACGACACGGGCTTTCTCCCTCACGCATTGCTGGATGCGCGGCACTTGCTCCACGCCGATCAAGTTGCCATCGCGGTAGCGCGGCAGGAGCGGGGCGTCGCATTCCTCCAGCGTCTTTGCTCCATCGAGGTATTCTTTGACGGTTGTTGTGTAGCCTTCCACCGGAGTGAAGCCGATGCCGAGTTCACCGTCTCGCGTGAGCAAACGGAAGCGCAGGGCTTCGAGCCAATCCGGCGTCACCAATTCATCCGCCCACACGAAATTCAACTCGGCACCTTCAATCGAGGTGACATCCATCGAGTAGAACTTGAACCAACACTGCGAGCCATTCGGCAGCACAAAAGAGTTCTCAGTGAAGCCGCCTTTCTGTGAGTAGGTGATATTTGCTACCGCGCCCTTCTTGAGCTTACCGCTGGCGGAGGGCTTCCATTCTTTCGGCAGGTATTCCCACAAATAGGGCTGTTGGTTTTGAATGGATGCCGCCTCCGTGGATTGCAGGCACCACACCTTTGCGCCCGGCGTGTTCACCAAATGCTGCATCGCCCTCCGTGCAAAGTAGCGCGACTTGCCCGAGCGGTTGCCGCCGAGGATAAGCAGCTCCGTGACACCCTTCGGGAATCTCTCCCGCAACGCCGCATAAGCCGCATCCGCCCGCTCCCAAGCCGGATTCAGCCAGCCATAGCGCCAAGGGTCCTCCACCATGCGGGCGATCTGCTCCTCCCGCTCGCGGTGAATGGCAAGCAACTGCGCCTCCGTAGCGGCGACTTTCTGGCCTTGATACCGAACAACAAACCGTCCATCGGCCAACCGGCCTTCAACCTCGATGAGCGGGATAACAGGATTTTGCGTTTGGGGGATCATGGGCGTTTCAAAAGAGGCTGCAAAATTTTCGCCTTCGTTTTGTAGCCAAGCCGCACGCAAGTTTCGTGAGCTTCACGCAAAACAGCACTCTCAGGATAAACGCCCGTCATGCGGAAATACTTGGTTTGAACCCGCAAATCATCAGCGGATGTATGCACCAGACAATCTACTTCTTTCATTTTGCAGCCCTTTTCAGTTCGTGTTCATGCAGGCTCAACCAGGCAACGGCCTTGCCAGCATCACCGACATCATCGACCGTGACGCACAGGTCGGAGATAACCCCGGCATCTTGCAGGAGATTGAGCGCATGAGTGGCGTCGATCCGCCGGCGAGCGATGTAATCGCGGAGGGAGTTCACTTCGCAGCCTCCTTTTCGTATCTCCCATTTTTCCAAAGCCATAGCTCACGGCTCACCGTCTCCAGCTTGTCGTTGTCATCGCGCAAGTTTTTCCGCAGCGTGCGGATCACGCTGGTAAGGTTCATGTTTTCCTCTATGAGCTTTTCGACTTCCGCTTGAAGTCGCCGGTTTTCGCTTAAAAATTCACTCATCGCTGGCCTCCTCTTTGAGTTGATCGACAAAATCCCATGCCTGCTTTGCTCGAAGGTCGAAATACCTGGCCATGAGATGCGCCACGCCTTGTAATGTGGTTTCTTCTGCGGTGCAGAACTCCTCAACCAGGCAGGCTATCTGGCCGAGCATGACCCCGTGTTTTTGTTCGTCACTCATAATTCGCTTTCAAAAGTTCGCGCCTTCACGATCAACCGCCGGGCATTTTCCATGAGGTCGAAGAAAACCTCTTGCTCGCCGATGTCTCGGGTGTATTCCGGTGGTTTTGCGTAGGTGAGGACGGCGCGCAGATTGGCCGCCAGATCCACGGAAAGTTTGCAACAATGCTGCACTCCTGGGTGATCCTGCCATTCACGATGGCAGGCCGGGCATGAGATTGCGGAATCAGATAGTATTGACATAATTAGGGTGCTCGGAGGGTTTTTGATTCATTTGAGAAAGACTCAGCTCAATGTCGCGAATCTCACTCTCGATCTCCGCCAGCATCGACCACTGCTCGCGGGTGTAGGTGCTTGAAAACGGAAACGAACACTTAGAAAATTTGCCGTTCTCGAAGACAATCAAAACTTTGCCTATAGTGTCCGCATTGCGAAATGGCCCCAATGGTTCAGGCATGCTTGGAAATAAGTCGAAATGATATTCCGTGATGTTGCGTGTGGATTTGTGGATGATGTTCATGGTGTTAGTTTTTACTTCTGTCTTTCGTTCTGGTTGTTGCTATACGCCTTCTCTGTCACATTTTTAAAAAGGGTGTGCTGGCCGATAAAGTTGAGTTTAATCTCCGGCGTGGGGCCGTTTCTTTGTTTTGCCAAGATGAGCAGGGTGTTGTGATCCATCGGCTCGTCGTCGGCGTCGGATTTTTTCTTGTTTTTGTCCAGGCGGTGGATGAGGAGCACGGTGTCGGCGTCTTGCTCGATGCTGCCGGACTCGCGGAGGTTTGAGAGCTTCGGCTTGGAGCCTTCGTCGGCGTCGCGGTTGAGCTGCGCCAGGGCGATGATGGGGACGTTGAGCTCCTTGGCCGTGGTCTTAAGCGCCTTGGAAATCTCGCTGACCTCGAGCGCCCGGCTCTCGCTTGCTCGCTTGGAGCTGCCGTGCATGAATTGCAGGTAATCGACTACGATCAGGCCTAGTCCGTGCTGCGACTTAGCCCTCCTCGCTCGGCTGCGAAACTGCGCCACGGTGAGGCCCGGCGTGTCGTCGAGGTAGAGCTTGCTCTTGACTAGCCGGGTGGCTGCGCCGGAGACGTTGCCCATGGCTCTGCCGTCAAAAAAACCGTCGCGTGTGCGCTGGAGGTCCAAGCCCGCCTCGGAGCAGATGGCTCGGGTCATGAGCTCGGTGCTGGGCATTTCAACAGAAAAGACCAGCGTCGGTACGGCATTTTGCATGGAGGCGTGGAGGGCTATCTGCATGCCAAGGGCTGATTTGCCACAGGCAGGGCGGGCGGCGATGATGATTAACTGCCCACCAAGCAACCCGCCGGTGGAGCGGTCCAGATCGTGGATGCCGGTCTCGAGCCCCACGGTCTCCCCACGGCTGTGATAAACCTTCTCGATATGCTCCACGGCGGCCAGCACGGCGCTTTTGCAATGCGAGACGGGGTTTTCCCTTGTCGAGTGGTCGCGGAGGGCATACAGGGCCTGCTCGCAGCGTTCTTGGGCATCCTCCGTGGTGAGTGCATAGTCGTTTGCAGCCTCGGCCATAGCGAGGGCGGCTTGTCGCATGGCGCGGCGTTTCCACACATCGAGCACCTCGGCAGCGTAGTGCCGCCAGTTCATGGTGATGGCTACTTCCTGCACCAGATCAGTAAGATAGGCATAGCCGCCGCACTCCTCAAGCTGGCCGACTTTCTCCAACTCAGTCGTAACCAAGATAAGATCCACCGGCCGGGCGGCCTGCCGCATGGTGGCAATGCTGGCCATGATGCTCTGGTGCGCGGGCGAGACAAACTGCTCGGGCGTGAGCGCCTCGAGCACGCTATCGGCCGTACGGCCGTCGGTGATCGCCGCGCCGACTACGGCTTTTTCGGCGATTTGATTTTCGGGAAGGGTGTTTTTCATTTTTTGTGAATCTTGGGTGCCGCCATCGAGTTAGCCTTGCGGAGCGAAGATCCGAAGCCGAAGAGGTGAAAAACCTTGCAGCAAACGGTGGGGTTAGCCTCATACCCGATGAGGCGGAATTGCTCGGCCCCGTCGTCGCTCACCACAGGCGATCCGTCGGGATGGGTCATGGGGTGTAGATGGGATCTTCAAGCGGACGGCTCTCATAAGTGCCGACCTGCCAGCGGAGGAAGTCATTGACGGCTTCCTCGTTGTGTCGGGTCACAACACAGATGTCGCCGGTTGCGGTGTATTTTGTTTCAAGCGTTTCGATTACATTTATCATGTTGGTGTTTTTATTTTTATACTGCTGTGAGTTCGCGTTGTTTTTCACGGACCCAAAATTTCATGCTGTCGGGAAGAAGCGCCCAGGTGGTGAGGTTCACTTCAGGAAATTCCGTCTCGATAAGATCACGCCAGCCATCGGGTTCCGTAGAAACAGTAGCCGTTGCGCTCACGCTCGCCCCGCTGCGCCCGGCCCAATCCCGCGCCCGGCTCACTTCGGTGAGGATGTTATTCAAAAGCGTAGCTAAGTCCTTGCGGCGAAACTGCGCCGCCGCGCCTTCTTTTTGCCGATAGGCCCATTCGAGGAACCGCCAATCCTCTTCGCTCACGGCCGCCGCCGCTTTTTTATTTTTCTCCCAAGCACGGCTCGAGGAGGAATCAAGAGGTGTCGAGTCTCGATGGTTGAAGAGGTTTCGGAATCGGGTCAGGGCAGGATGCGTCGTTTCTGACTTTGAAGTTTCTTCGATTTCCAACTCCATGTCCCCTTGGGGGACTATAGGGGTATTATCTATTCTATTCTTATCTAGCTTCGCATGGTGTTCGCTTTCCGTTCGCATTGGTTGCGAACAGGAATCCTTTGGCTTGCGAACAAACTGCATACGCTTTGCCTCAGTAGACCGCCTTTTTGCAGAAGCTCCATTATGCTCATCGAAGCGTGCAATCTCCACGCCGTCTTCGCTTTCCAAAATCCAGCCGATTTTCACCAAGGCGGCCCCGAGCCCTTTCAATCCCGTCTTGCGGTCGATAGCTCCGAGGGAGAGCCCTTCCAGCCGTCCATCCGTGCTCTGATCGTCGGCCATTGACCATATCCAATACAGCCCGCCGATGACCTCGCGCTCGGGCTTGTTTGTGATGTCGCAAATCTTGGCGATCCGAGGATCATCCCAAAGGTTGCTACGCATTTTTATCCAGTTTGACATACTTATTTTTTATTTCCAAATTGAAGCCTATTTTCCCACCAGACGCTGCGCGTCCGGACCCCGCGACTTTCCAACCAGCGGTCGCAGGCAGCCGAGATCGCCCGGCTGTCGCTCACCGAGATCCAGCCCACCCGCGCATCGCCCTGCGATAAGGATTGCACAGAGTTTGACTGCGCTCTCTGAGTCTGGTGCTGGTCGTAGTCCACGCCTCTCATGCAGCGTCCTCCTGAGTGCGCGGGGACATCTCGACAAGCCTTCGCAGGCGGTGAAAGCACGCCAACGTCATGAGCGCATCCTCCAGCGCGTTGTGCGTCTTCCCTGAGCGTGAGAATCCAAGCGCCGCCGCAATATGGTCCAGAGACAGGCGAGGCTGCCCATCCTTACCCACCGGCAGGGCAAGAGCGTCCGCCTCGTAGGCGAGCCACGCTGCCGCTTGTAGGTCCACCATCTTGCCCATAGGCCAAGTCAGGAAATTGCGAGCAAACGCTGCCCGCAGGAAGTCACGGTCGAAGGCGACATTGCAGCCAGCCATCACCGAGAACCGGCGCGTGCCCAGCCACAAGGCGAGATCCTGCATCACATCCAGCTCCGGCCGCCCGTTTTTTTCCAGAAAATCGAGCGTAAAGCCATTCTTCGCCAGCGCCTCCGGCTCACAAAGCCACTCCGGATTTGGCTTAATAATCGCAGTAAACGCTTCGTTATCCAAGGAATCCACCGCCGCCACGCTAAGAAGCGCATTCTTCGAGGGATCAAATCCCCCCGTCTCTGTGTCGATGACAATCAATCGCGTCTTCATTTCGCCTCCTTCGGGGGATTCGGCAACGGCATCCAATCCAAAACAGCCTCCTCCTCGTGAATGCGAGCCCCAAGAATATTGCGCCAGACATCGCCATCAATGAATCCCGTCCAAACCTCGCCACCCAGGATGTGGATGATGACCGTCTCGCCATCGTCGGGAAGCGTCACTGAAGCATCCGTCCACTTCATCTCCGTGTCCTCTGTGTCCTCTGTGGTTAATTTCATTTTACCTCCCTCGCGTCAGGAACCGAATAAATCTCAACGCAATCTCCGACTTGGCGCGTAAACGCATTCCTTCCATCAGCTTTTGCGCTTTTGCCCAAGGCTTCTGCAATGTCGGCAAAAT